GTCAGCCATTTATTTTCCTTCAAGTTCAGTTATGCGTTTACGCAAATTTTTGATTTCTGCAACAATGTAAGCAATCATTTTTGGTTGCGATACATCGACCATTTGATAGATAGGATTTCCATCTTCATCAACAGCATCGGCTTCGCCATGAACAGAGCCTGCAATAACAGATTCTAATTCATCAGCAATAAAACCAGCATCTTGTTTATCGGACTCTTTCCATACAAATGTTCTTGGAAGCAACGCATCAATCACATCACCGCTGCCCGTTAAATCCTGAATGTTTGTTTTTAATCGTCTGTCAGATGTGGTGTTATATGCAACAGATGATGAATCGGTTGAAATAGACCCAATGCCAGCATTGCTAGAGTTTTGAAAGTATACAAAAGGTTTAGTGGTGCTAGATGTTTTTTGAACTAAAAATAAATTAGAAGTTGTGCTCAAATCTGCACCAATTGCTAATGCTCCCGCAAGTCCAGTAGAAGTATTAATAACTGAAGCATTTGGTATGGTGTTGGCAACTGTATTGCTTCCAGTAAAATAATTCGTAATACTAGAGTTAGTAATACTCATAGAGCCAACATTATTTAAGATGGCAATGTTGGTTGAATTGGTTACATCCAGGGCTTGAAATCTGTTGCATGAAACAATGCAATTACCAGCGTGTTTCAGAAAAACACTACTAGCGCCTAGTTGAGCAATATTGTTAGAAATGTTTACTTGCGTTGGGTGATAGTTACTACCAGTAATATCGTCAATGATAATTAGAGCTGCCGTTGGGGATGTAACATCATCAAAGTAGTTGTCGCTAATGTCAGCTACAAAAGGCGATCCTAAATTTATTGCGCCAGCATTGCAAGTTTCAAAAATGTTGTTTTTAATGTAAATGCCTTGAATTAACGCATTTGTAGATGGTGAGCTACCATTAGTAATTGTGATTGCTGTTCCACTTGTTGAGGCATGAAAAACAGAATTAGTAACTGTAAAATTATTGTATGAATTATCACCACCTAAACTAATCAATTTAGATGTTGATGTGTATGGATTAAAGTCGCAAAAGTAAAAATTCATTGTTGGATTAATAGCACCCCCAGTACCAGACACGCAAGGGTTACCAACCATTTTTACATTGCGAGCAAAACCACCAATGCCGTTTGTTGAATCTGTTGCATTAATACAAGCAGTGCCGCCATTGTTATACAACTGTAAATCAATCAAACTTACTTCACCAACTACACCGCTACTTGTAATGATTGCAGGGCTTAATGCTGTATTTGTTCTAATAATAGACAAATCCATTGAGTCACCAAACATTGTTTGGTATTGATTCATCACCAATGGAGAAGAAATTAAATATGTTCCCGTTGGAAAATACACAGAAGACTTAGCGTTTAAAGCCGCTTGGATGGCGGCTGTGTCATTGGTAGTTCCATCACCAACAGCGCCAAAGTCTTTAACGCTAACATATTGACGCAACTTAGCTTGAACTGTGGTTGCAACAGCGCCCGTGCCAGAGGGTGTGTAAGTTACTAAAGACGCATCTGTATTAAATTGGCTAGAAACATTGTCATAAGTGCCAATTAAAACGTCGCTGCTGTCTTTTAATACAAATTTATATGTAGTGCCTACAGTAATCCAAATTTCACCGCCATCAGGCACGCGTCCAGCAGCATCTAACACAATAGGGTTAGCGCGAGCAACAGTTCCCGCGCTAGTGGTATATGTTGTTGCAGGAGTAGTAGTGCCAGCAAGGTATGTATACAACTTACCGCCAGTCAGGACTGCGCCAGTATTTGTAAAGAACTGGGCCGCAACGCCGCCCACGGGAGAGAGATTGACGGCCATTTATTACTCCAAAAGAATTTGCCCGCCGTCCTCTTGGACGAGGTTTTCGCTAGATTCAGTGAGAAGGTTGCCCACCGATGCACCACTGTCTAGCGTGCCAGTAAAAAGCGTAGCAATCCCGCCAAGGCCAAGGCCAAGCGCATTGCGAAGGGCGACACCAAAGCTCATTGCTTGTTGATAGGTTTGCAGTACACCACGCCGTCATCCGCAATACGGATGGCACTCACTCGAAAAGGCGCGCCAGTGCCCATAATCACATAAAACGGAATTGGTGTAAATGCAGGGATCGGGGTGCTGGCAGTCGTGGCCACAGCACCGGGGCCAACTTCCACATAACAAGGAGTTGTAGACCAGATCACCACGCCTTCTGGGCCTGGATTCCAGTCAGCAGTGTTGGCAGCCGTGCCGGTATAAGAAGCAGTACGACCAGGAAAGTCGGCTTTTGACAGTGGGTTTAAAAGTTCCATGATGATCCTTACGCCAAGAATTTCAATTTGTATAAAGTTCGCAGATATATCTCAACGATATTATCTATCAATTGTTGCAAAGATGTATCAGTTTTATCGCATACATCGTAACGAGCCGCCTCAATTTCAGCAAGTGAATCCTGCAAAAATTCAATAATATTGGATGTTTTCTTGGCTGAATGCAGGGTAATTGGGCCAATCAGACCGTACCGGCCTTGATAGGCTTCGGCAAAATCATCTGCCGCGCCAATGATGCGATCATAAAAAATGTTTAAAGCCACATGCTTGCTGTAACTGCGGGTGTTCAAGTGAACACTATGCGTTACATCACGGGCTAGGAACAAAATTCCTATAAAGTCTGCGGCTTTCATTGTGGCATTCCTTGTTCAGGTGGCATCATCTGTTGTTCTGGTTGTGCATATTCTGCGGATTCAGGCATCATTTCGTTAGGTTCACGGCCAGGCATCTCGCCTACTAGATCGCCAGATGTAATCATGCCATGCACCGTGCCCATGACAATATCTTGAATCTGCTCTGGCGACATAGAAGCCTGAACAGCAGATAAACGCTTAGTTTCAGCGTCATAAGCCTTAACTTGAGCTTCAAAGTCTTTGCGTTCCATGTCTTGCATCTCAATAGATTTGCCGACATTGGTAATCATCTGGTGCATTTGCTCCATCTCTTGGCCCATAGCTTGAATTTGTTGCTGTGCAGCCTGCAATGCGGGGTCTTCGTTGCCATCCGCCAAGAATTTGGGGTCAATCGTCTTGGCAAAACGCTTGGACATTTCTTGGGCGCCTGGCCAATCCATGTTTTTGACGAACAAGTCACCGGCCACAGACCACAGTTGGGGATTACCCTGTAATAACTGAGCCATAGCTTCCAGCGCTTCTTGGCGCTTGGTTGCGTAGCCTGGGCCAGTTGTGGCCACCACATCGTATTTGCCAACGCCTGGGTTGTAGATCTTCTCAATCACAATACCTTGCTCATTGACAATCTTGTTGACGGGTTGTGGCTGGTCAGGGTTGATCTTGACCATCTTAGTTTCACCATCTTCACCAATAATGCGAGCAATACGTTGCGTGTCGTAAATCTTGGGGATTAAGTCCACCAACTGACGAGCCACATGACGTACGGCACGAGTCAAATTGTCACCATAGTGAAAAGTACCTACATCACCCTCACGCTGGCGAGCCAAGATGGCTTTACCAGAGCGTTCGTTGCTTCCCATGCCCAAACTGGCGTTATATTGGCCAGTCGTGGACTTAATGTCCTCAGAAGCGCCAGCCTTGGCTTGCAACAGACCGCTGGAAGCCATTGGAGGCTGTGCCCGTTGGGGTAGTGGCAGAACTGCGCCTTGGCCGTCTGTAACGTCAGGATTGACCTCAAGATACGGCCAATTATTTGTGTTGGCTGTTTTCCATTTATCTTCGTAGCCCTCAAATTGGCCACCGTATCCAATAAATGGCGCTTTTGGCGCCAAGGCCAGCATCTCGGCTTCTTGTGAAACCCAATAGTTGTACATGCGCTGGGCATCTTTGGCGTTTCGCACCAAGCCAGACACGTACAACCGGCCATCGACTTCAAATTCGTTACCAACAACGCGGATCACGGGAATCCATTTGCCTGCCCATTCTTTTGATTCAAGAATTTCGTAGCCATTAATCTTGCAATACTTGACCCGTGGGCGCTCGGCCACACGTTTGTTGACTGGTTTGCCAAACATGTCTTTCAACATCTTGTCTTCAGGCGTGCCTTCAAAAGCGGTCTGATTGCCTGGGTACAAATTCAGCATTGTCTTGTCGTACTCAATGTAGTAGTAGCCAGCGATACGCACTGTGTCTTCGTTTAGCCAGTTGCTGATCGACTGATCGCCTACACCAAGGGACTGGAGCGTAGAAATAGGAGCTGCGTCAGGGTACTGGCGCTCGTATTCTGCTTTTGTCAGGTCTTCTGTGATAAAGCAATACGTTGCATCTGCACCCGTTGGGTCTTGGATCAATGGATCCATGTAGACCGAGAAAGAGTTGCGAATACGGCCAATCTTAATGTCTTGATCGAACGTATTTTCTTCGCAATATTCGGTGTATAGCGTGATGTAACCTTCGCCATAAGCCACCTGATTCTCGCAGGCCGTGTCGTATGCCACGTCAGCGTCAGAGATGTACTCAATGTGGCGAATCATGCCGTTGAAAATGTCGGCCACTTCCACGTCAGCGTTGTCATCCACTGGAATAACTTTGGCGCCTGGGCGGTTCTGACGCATGTCATTCGTCACTTGACGAACGTGTTGCGGCAGTTTGTTGATTGTCAGCGTTGGGCGTGCATTAATGGTCTGGCCTTGCACCGCGCCACGGGTGGCCAGTACGTCAGCAGGCCATTGCCAGTGATTGTCAGGTGAACCGGCATAAAACCGCAAATCGTCCATCTCATCTTCACGGCTTTCAGCCAAAGAAGCGACGGCCATGTCCAACCGCGAGCGAGCCGTGGTCAAAATGTCTGAGTCAGACTTAGGTGGTTTGCCGCCAGCAGCCACATTGGCTACTGCGACCATTCCGGTTGGATCAGCCATTATTTTTTCTTTGCAGGTTTAGCAGCTTCGCGCTTTACTGAATACGCAATTGCTACTGCTTGCTTGACGGGTTTGCCGGATTTTACCTCAGCGGCCACGTTTTTGCGAAATGCTTGGGGTGATTTAGATTTAACGAGTGGCATGATTATTTTTTCTTTGCAGTTTTAGCTGAATCTTTAAAGTCTTTGGCAGTAGGTGCGTTTTTGCTACCAACTTTGTTCATTTTTTCGCCAGAACCGGCTTTTATACGAGCCTGTTTTGCATGAATATTGGCATACAAGCCGGGTTTAGTTGCCATGATTAACATTTCCATCGTTTAAGAGCTGCTTTAGCGCGTTCGCCATCTTTGGCGTTGGCGGCTACGGCGCCCATTCTTGCACAAAATGAATCTTTGCGACCCTGATCTGCTTTGGTCTTAGGGCTAGGTGCTGGCGCTTTGAGGTGCGAGCCAGTCTCACGGTTGTACTTCTCACGTCCTTTGGCTGTCAATCCAGCGCCTTTAGACACTGGCAACTTCTCGCCGCGTCCTACTGACAAAGAGACATTCTTTTTTGTAGCCATTACGAACCCATCCATGAGGTTGTCACCACGCTTCGGTCACTGTACGTGCGGCGCTGCGTGGATTCACGCGCCTCACGGTGGGCCACGGGAAATGCAAATGTCACGCAGATCGCGTCAGCCGCGTCAGGTGATGCCAAGCCCCGTGCTTTCATGTCTTTTTTCGACTCTAAAAATATTGTACCCTTAGAGTCGGGTTTCATCATAGGTGAAATTAGATCAGTTTTAAGAAATCTGTCAAGCGGTATTGATGCCGTCTTGAGCCAATCTTTCATCTTGCCCCACATTTCGGCTCTTTTGTTGCCGTACATAATAGGGTTGACCGACTTGTTGCCAAAGTTGATGCCCTTGACTTTGTAGCGCTGCTCTTTCAAGCGATCCACAATGCCTGCACCCAATCCGCCTTCGTCGATTACAACCAGCGCGGGTTTGTATTCTTCAATCGCTTCGATCACATGGCCAACGACAGTCATAGTGTCGTCGCCCCGATGGCGCTGAATTGAAATAATGTCGCGCCCTTGCCGCACGGCAATAACTGTTGCATCCGCGCCAAACCGCGCAGGGTCTACGCCAATGATGATTGGTGCCGTCTCGTCCTTATACTTAGGCCGCTTCATTGCGTCGTCAACTAAATTAGCTGATATAAACTGATCGTCGCCCTCGGATGGGAACTGACCGTACACCTCAACGTGCGCCTGTGATGAGTCAGCGCCGTACTCGTCGATGATCTGCTGGTAGACCTGTTTGTCCGTTCCCTCGACCGTTCGGGCGTCTACTACTTTTGTAGTCCAGAACTCGCGCTTTGAATTAAACGCTTCGTA